AAAAATCCACCAGGTCCACCAATAACAATAACTGAAGTTGCCTCACCTGAGCCATCATCACCTAAACCATAATATAATTTTAAATCACTTGCATTTTCATTAAAGGCTATTTCAGACGGAGCTAAATCAGTAGGTGCACCAGCAGATCCACTCGCTGCTCTCTTTTTTATTCTTATAGTGTTAGACATGGCCTAAAAGTTTCCTCCATTAACAAGTGTTAGTTTAGTTGTGGTTGTATCTGCCTTAAATGTAGCAGAATTAGAGTCATAGTAAATAACAGATCCATCAACTTTATTAGTTTCATCAACTGTTAATCCGCCCGATGGACCTTGAATACCTTGAATACCCTGTGGACCTTGAATGCCTTGTGGACCTTGAGTTGCCACCGTAACAACTCTTGTCTCACCGTTAACAGTAACGGTATTTTTAGTGGTTGTAATGTTGACTTGACTCATGTGCTTGTGTAGCCCTCACTCATAAATATCTTACCCTCTAAATAATATTCTTTGAGACCCGATCCATCAACTAATAACACATCGTAAGCTAATATTTCTGGAGTAAATGTAGCTGTTTGGGTATCTGTTAACGCTATAGAAAAAGATCCTGCTGCTCTATCTGTATAAGTAACAGCCCAATCTGCATATTTTGTGGAACGTGATTCATCCCAAACCTGTGCTGCTACTGTATATCCTGTTAAATTTATTGCTGTTCCAGAGTTATCTTTTAGCACAATAGGAACACTGTGATCTGACCTTCTCTGAACGGTCATGTTATATGTTCCAGGTTGAACTGCCATGTTCTATCCCTCCAAGGCTGCTACCTTTGTTTCTAATATTTCTATCTTAGCAACTGCTTCTTGTAATCCTTTCATTAAATATCTAACCATTCCTGAAGGATTAAACATATACTTGCCTGACAGTTTTGGATAGGCTTCTGGAAAGCTGCTTACCATATCTTGTGCAATAAATCCTTTTGTCTTTTCTGTACCCGCAGTATCACTAATAAAATTAAATTTTTGTGGATTTATATTTTTAAATAATGTTAAAACTTCCTCATTCCAATCTTCAAAATTTTGTTTTAAAGTTCTATCTGAAGGTGCTTCATTAAAAGCAGTTGCCGAACCAGCAGTTGATATAGATCCAACTGGACCTGCAGCAGTAGTTTGAAATCCAATAGCTATTGTAGAACTAGCACTATTCTGTGTACAACTTATACCAGGTCTATTACCAACTAAACCACCACATTGAATGACACCTGAGCCATTAGTACCATATACTGTAGAGCCATATACAGATGTTTGACCCACCATAAATACACCAGTTGCATCTAATCTTGCTCTTTCCGTGGAATTTGTGGTAAACACTATTGGTGCGGCTTCATCTGTATTTAATTCAAAACTTCCTGTACCTTTATGTAATATTTGTGATCCCGCATTTGCCGTATCTTTTCTAATAAGTCTTAACCCATAATCTGTATATGTACCATCAGCAATTAAATCAATAACAGCATCGTCTGAATCCCCAGTTGCTAATATATTTAAATCAGAGTTTGCTCCTGTAGGGTGTTGTATGGTTAAATCACCTGAAACAAGAACTCCTGTCTGTTTAAACGTAGCAACATTAAAAGCATTACACGATGTTCCTATTTCATTAGCAGCAGACCTGAAAAACCCTGTATTAGTAGAATTACTAAAAGTATATGAAGGGTTTGAAACTGTACCGTTAGGCCCAAAAAAACTACCGTCAGTAAGACTTATAAAATCTATTTTGTCAGTTGCATTGGCTTTATAAAACGACATTTTTTCTGTTGAGGTATCTGCATACCACATATATTTATATTTCACTGTAGGTACAGATCCAAAACCATTATTAATACTTATCGCATCAAAAATATTATTTAAATCAGTTCTTACAGCTGAACCCGAAGCATTATCAACTACAAAATCTGCTGGTTTTGCCATTTTCTTTTTACTTTTTTTCTATTATACTACCCTTCACCATATCCGAAAGCACTATATGTAAATTGCCTTACCACAAATCCATTTGGATTTGTATTTGTTTGGTTAGCATTATTTTTAATGCTGACAACAAAATTACTTGAACTAACACTATCAATAGTAAAGAAATCACCAGACTGCATATTATTAATATTTATAGCTATTACTGGTTTAAATTTTTCTGTACCGCCACCTACAACACTTGTTCCTAAAAAGAATTTTTTATTAAATGTAACTGTAGTCGCCTCACTTGCTGAACTTGTTAAAACACCATTTGTTGCACTGCTATTATCAATACTTCTTTCAGTTCTTGGTCTAAATAAAAGATTCACACCTAATTCTTCAATATCTATATTTTCATAAGAACTATCATTATTAACTAAAACTTTAAAAGATAGAATTTGTGCTTCAATAATAGTTGAAAGAGAAAATGTCTGAAAATCTGTACTTGGAGTACTCGTTGTACTTTTTGCAACTTGAAATGTTAATTCTGGAGTTTTATCAAAAACTACTGTTGAAGTTGTAAAAATATCAGGCCATGTATCCATATTATCTGTATAAGAATCCCATAAAGTAGCAGTATTAAATCCTGATTTTTTAAAATGCGGTACTACATGAACTCTAAAGGTGCCGCCCAAATCAATATCATTTGCAGCAAAAGTGTAATTTCCTGTAGAGGAAATACCTGATGTAACAGCATCTATATTTGCAAAGGTTGTACCATCTGCTAAAGCCAGAGTATTAAAATCTGTAAGTGAATCTATAGTGGTGCCACTTATAAGAACTAAACCATTTACTGTACTATCCACTGTTAAATTTACTTTTCCCCCTCCAAAACCTGGATTTTCTCTTATTTGTGCAGCAACAAGATTTTCTGATGTAATCGTCCTATTTACCACAACAGAAGTTGCACTCACTGACTCATTACCTCCAACATCTATAAAATTTACAAAATATTCACCACTTTGATAATCTTTTATTGTTGCCCGATCTGAATTGCCATCTACCTCTAATAACAAGTTTGCATTTTGAGAAGTAGCAGTACCATCAGATACTAAAGCATATTTAATTTTAACCTTACCTCCAAACAATACATCTTTATCAGTTGCACGATCCCATATTAAAATTAAATCATCTCTACTTTCTTCAAATCTTAAATTAGATACATTTGCTGGTGGTGCAGATAAACCAACTGCCTCAAGAGTTTGTATAGAAACAGATTCACTCAACAAAATTGTAGAGTTAAATGTTCTTAAAGAAAATTCATATGTACCAGTTTGATTATTTGCAATAATAAATTGATTATCACTAGTGTTTTGGACTACAGGATCACCACTATTATGTTTATAACTAATCTGGTAATTTCTTGCCCCATCTACATGGGCGAAATTTAAAACAATTCTACTTTGCGCTCTATTATTAACAACTACAAGTTCTTCTTTTAATTCTTGTATTTCAGGTGCCGGTAATGTATCAAGTAAAGTCGTAGGTTCTCTTCCTATTCCGAAAATTGATGTGGCAAAATTATCTATATATGTATATTTGTTATCGTCATAAACGACTGCTGTAATTGAAAAAACAAAATTATCTTTCTGTTTTATATTAGTAATCCTATATTTTCTGTGTTGAACATTACCTGTTTTTACCGCCCATATCGTACCAGCTTGAGGTAGTGGATTTAATGCACTTGAAAGCGTAATAGTACTTCCACTAACTGTTTCTATTGTTTTTTCTTGTACCCCACCATTTTTATCAATAATTAAAAAACTATCTCCAGCAATACCTACACTAGTATCTGTACTGTCATCTACTACTACAACTGTTGAACTTGTTACTGAATTAATTCTGCCACTAGCTCTTATAGTTTCTCTAGTTCTATCTGCTATTTTTATAAGCATAAAAGGTTCCAGTATACAGGCAGCTTCTAGACCACAATCAAAAGAAACTATTTCAGATTCAAAAGTAGAACTATAAATTATTGAACGTCCAAACCTTAAAGCTTGATCTCTATCAGTAGTATATAAAGCTTGAATATTAGTTTGATTAAGTCCAAATTTTTGAAAAGAAGTTTCTTCTCTTATTGATACCTGATCTAACTCCTGTATATCATTATTGAAATATGAAACATTTACTTGTGTAAATTTTTTATCTTTTTCCGTTCCAGAATAACTAAAAATACCGTCAATTACATTTGCATTTGTAAACAGATATGAAACAACAGTTTCAGGTTTATCAAGAGCAATCTTTAACGATCCATTTTTGTAGTACAAAGTAGCTCTCATCAAAGCAGCAACTTCTCTAATTATTTCCAGTGCTTTTTTCCTGGTTTTAATGACTCCATTAAATGAATAACGTGGTTTTCCGCTATTACCAAAGGCTGAACAATAAAGACTTGCTGCATAAAAAGATGCTTTGTCAATTTTGGTGTCTTCAATGTTAAGACCATAATCTTCAGTTAAAAGTGCATATAAAATCCAAGCTGGATCCGTAGTCCAAAATTTACCAGCAGACTGATTTCTTGTGCCTGTTATTGCAGCAAATACATAACCAGATGGATATATAATCCGTCCAGTATCCGCAGTATCAATAGTAACTCCAGTTGGGATTCGTACTTTTATACCTCTTATAAAATATTTTCTTTGAGGAATATTTGGAAATTGTTCTGCAGAATATCTTAATCCTATATATGCTGTTTCAGAAAAATTAGTGTTTTCACTAGGGATCACACCCTGTAAACGTGCAAATGAAAATGTAGTAAATCTTTTTTGCCCCTCTTCAAGAATATTATTACCGTTTGGATCGAAAGGATTTTTACCAATAGCACTATCAGCCCTAAATTCTAAGTCGTCTCTTAGAACTTCAACTGTTATCGGATAATTTAAACTTCTAGCAGAGGCAGTTTTATAAATACTTTCAGGTATTTCTATTCTGTAATCTTTACTAAAAGGTCCAATTGAAATACCGTTCATTTTATATTCCTTATTTGCTAATAAACCACCAGCAGCACCTCTTAACCTAATACGAATCAATATATTGTTAGGACCAGCAAAGGGTGGAAAGTTCACAGCAAGTGCTATTGAGGTTACGTCATCAGGACTAATTTGCCTTAAAGAAGCCCAATTCAAAGTAACTATTGCTGCTCTTGGAGTGTTGTTTATGTCTGTACCTGCGTCTAACGTACCAGTGACTTTATTTCCTTCTGGATTGTTATTATGTTTTACTTCACCAGGAGTCAGATTGCCGGCTAACCTCAGTTCATTAACACCTGACATAATAGGCTGATCAGTCTCTCCAACCCTTATTGCTAAAGATGTATTTTGTATATTTTCAACACCACCTGCCGTTCTTATAGCTCGGCCATCCATAAAAATATCTTTTTGAGCAAGTTCTATATATTGTCTTTCTTCTGTAGAAGTAAATTCAGGATCAGTTGCACTAGCTGGCCTTAACATACTTGAGGGGATACTAATATTATTCTTTGAAGGAGTAGCAAAACCTTCTATTTCTGCACCATCAGAAACCAAATCTAAAAGCGTAACAAATTGCTGTGCTTTTAAAAAACCATTAGGTAAATTTTCAGATAATTGAAAATCTTTATTGCTTATTTCTCTTGCCATATTTTACGAATTGTCCGCTACTGTTACTGTATCAGCACCAGCACTGATCACAATAGAACCAACTAAACATTCACCAAAAACTAAGGGTGACGGGCCACCAGCTTTTGTAGTATTTGCTGTTTGATTACTAATAAAAGATTCAACTTGTGGATCTACAGTTTGTTGTGGTGGCACTGGAGCTAACAAATCAGCCACAAAAGATAATGCTCCAACTGTTAATGCAGCGTAAAAAGCTTGTAATGAAGTTAAAGCTGTATTAAACCAACCACCAATTAGTGTTATAAAAAATGCTTCAAAAAAGTTACCACTTATCATTGGTATTAATTTTATTTCTCCTTCACCTTTAAGAACCATATTTTTAAAAGTAATATCACTGTTATTCATCTGAATATTATAAAAAGCTTCTAATAAGTGTTCCTGACATTGAGGATAATTTACTTTTAAAAAACTATAAATCTGATCTACATTAGAAACATCTGCTTCAAATTCTTTAACTCCACATAGTTTCCTAAGTGGGCCATATAGCTTAATCTTTTTCATCATGATTCTGTCTCCATAAAGTACCAATTATCGTCCTGTATAGAATAAATATACCAATCCAACATAAATATCCTACAGTTATCTTTATCAGCTTCTGAAGGTTCTGCACTGCCCTCTACATGAGAATGTATAACAGCTAATACTTCAGCACCACTATCTTCACAAGCAGCATAATCAACAGGGTTTAATGCAAAAGTAATTTCATCTTCCAAGCCAGATGCAATATTTTTACAAGGCCAGAAAAATTTAACACCATCTTTTTCAGCTAACAAACCACAACCTTCAGCAGGTTTACATTCTTGTAAATATTTTTTAGCGTCTTCTTTCCAAATCATTGAAATACAAAACTACCAACAGCAGGAAATCTATCTTTAGTTATTTGTAATTTTGGTAATTGTAAATCTTCAAAATCAATACTATTTACAAGTTCAAAACTGCATATCTGATTATTTTCTATAATTTTTTTATTTATTAAAAATGTTTGTTGTTCTAATTCTTTCGTCCGGTCTGCCGTTCCAAATGGATTTGTACCTGTAAAGTTAGCATCATCTAAAAACTGTGCTAGTGTTCTAATTCTTTTTACTTCTGCTCTTTGTAAATCATTAAATGCAGTAAAACTATTTACTAACTCTATCAAGGTTGAAAATACACCAAGATTATTTGCGAATGTCAATGTAGGTCTTGCCATAATTGTATTATCACCTGTCTCAAAACCTTCAGCTTTACAAGCAATTGCTGTATAAGTATTACCTTGCCATATAAGATTTGTATTTATTTCATTTGTGCCATTATGAAATCTATATAAAATTTGTGGTGGATTATTTGAATCATAATGAACATTTTCAAGAAGACTTAGTTCAAATAACTCGATAATGGTAAAACCATTTAAACTCTGTAATTCCTCTACGGGTATTGTCATGATTGGAATACCTCTTCAAATGTTACCTGTATTCTAGCTCTATTTAAATAAGGTATAGATTTAGTCCATTGCCTACAAACAAAAAGAGAAGAGGTACTCTCTCCTGGCGGTGTAAAGTTAAAACTAGCTGTATCTTTGGCACGATCATCTAAAAAATTCTCTATTGTATCTGCACTTGATATACCTGTGCTATTAAAATTATCCGATTCTGATACCTCAAAAGTTAATTGATATACTTTCGGATTTTGATTTAATCCAAAATTAGCTCTTGAAACGTATCCATCTCCAAATTGTAATTCAGTTGTCCTTGGTGCGGATCTTTTTTGTACTCCATAAGTAGGATTTATAGAAGGAAAAGTATTAGTCATTATGAAAGTAAACCTCCACTACGTTTTTGTTTGATTATTTCTAATTGTATTGCAGTGGCTAAAGCTTCACCAAACTGCTGTCCATCGGAATCACCTTCAACAGACGAACCAGAGGCATCTACGTTAACAACTATGTTTGTAGAGCCACCAAGAGCATGATTTGGTGTAATCATTCCTGATACTCCAGGTGTGAATAACTCTGGTCCACGTTCTCCCACAAGAGTAGGACGACCACCTGGAATACGACCTCCATTGGCTGCCATGCCAATGTCAAAATTACCTAAAGGACCAGTAGAAGATTCTTGTGGTATAGGTTTGACAGGAGAAAGCATATTTCCAAAGAAACCTAATAAACCTTGTTGAAACTGATTAGCTGCCATTCTTGCTGCATTTCGTATGAATTCATCTGCTATTACATTAAGCATATTTCTAAACGCATCTCCAACAGACATAGTACCTTTTATTATTCCTACAAAAGAATCCTCAAATGATCTTGCAATAGATTCACTTAACGAAATAACTTGAGATATTGGATTTTGAAGCCTTTTCATTTCATCTTGTAGGTCTTTTACTTTATCGGTAATAGCACTAAAAGCTAATACACCCGACTGACCAAACTGACCTTGTGCTTCATTAACTAATCCAAGTTGTTCTCTAATTGTTTTCAAACCTTCTATAGTATCTTTAATTGTTTGATCTTCTGTTTTTGCAAATGTTTTTTCTAATTCTTTAATACGGTTTTCAATAACTTCATCTGCTGTTTTAAGCCTAAAACCAGCACCAATTCTACCAAAAATACTTATTTGCTTTGCCTGTTCTAATTGATCTCTTTGTCTTGCCTTAATTTTGGCTCTAATTAAAGCTAATTCAACTGTTTCAGCACCATTAATTAAATTTTGCTGAAGTAGCTGTGTAGTTTGTTGATCGCCAATAAGTTTTCTTGCTTCAAAAATTTCTTTTGCTAATTTTGCTGAACGATTAGATCCCGCTAAACTTTGAAAAGCTCCACTATCTGATCCAAAAACTTCTGCTAAAGATTTTCTTATTCTTGGATTATCAAACTCACTAAAACTTTCTAATAATTTAAAGGCTTCTTCTTTAGTAATTCTAAATCTTTTAGCTAAACCATCAATATCTTTTGCTACTAATTGACTTCCATCGCTAACTGTTGAAAGTCTTGAATTTAAAATAGCTAATGATTGATTAAATTTTAAATTTTTATCATTTGCAGAACCTAATGCTGTTCCAACAATAGATAAAGCAAATCCGAATTGTCCGCCTATAGCACCACCAGCAAGTCCACCAATACCACCACCTATAGCGGCAGAACCCGTTTGTCCAAATAATAAAGGAAATGCACCACCAATAGCTGCACTAGAAATAGTACTGCCTATCCTTCTTCCTGATCCACCTGCTGCTGTAGTTTGATTTTGCTTAGCTCTTTGTTCTGTAATTTTTTTCT